ATCCAACATTATTGCAACTGGATCTGAGAAGGTTGTCCAGGACTCGTAAATCAGCTTGCCCCGTGCAGACTGGTTGAGTCCTTTGACTATCGCTTTGTATCCAAAGAGACGTTCAACATCGTTGTATACCAATTTTTCCAAGGGCTTGATATAGCGCCCTAACTCGACCAGGTATCTGTCAGAGGGGGGGTTGATGCCCCTAGGACTTTTGAGTTCCAGGTAACATTCAAGCTTCATGAAAAACTTGAGTTCGCTGTCCTGTGGTCTCAATGCGTCGTTATTGAGTTGGCTTGCTGCTCTTAGATACCTATTTTTCTTCTGACCAGTGTAAGAGTTTGCGAATGCTTCTCTAGTCCAAGGGTGAGTATACGAACTTAATGGTTTCATAGCAGCCAGAAACGGTGCCATTTTCTCTTTAACGACTCCAAGCGCGTGGGTTGGTTTCCTTATCCATCCCTCTATAGGGTCCGGAATGTGAAACAACCTCTCCTTCAGCGCTCGTTCCATACCTGATATGGTGTTGTTGTAGCATTTCACATCTGAGCGTGGCGAGATTCCACTATACAAATATGTTTTCCTGATCTTGCTACTGATCGTTTCCCACCGTTTTACCTTCAGATCGGGGTGGTCGGGAGCATCGCTCTCGCGGGAATCCACCCCAGGTACAAACAGTAGGCCTCCTCACGAGGACCTGGTTGGTCCCTCCACCCTACGGTGGCCGGTGAACCAACCAAATATTCCACCCTCCCGGGAATATTTCTTTTGTTCCATGTCAAACCTTCGCTGTGCTAAGGCATGAGTGTTCATAAGCGTAGAAACTTGCACATCATAAGATGTCGGGGTGAACACCATTACCTTAGCAATGGCAACTATCTTCAAAGCATGATCGTTCCTGAGGTTCTTGATTTGTCTCAAGTGGTTCTTTAGGAACTGTTCCACAACTAGATCATTAGCCTCTGTAAATCCACGGATGCTGATGTTCATTTTACATAAGTCAGCCAATTGCTTGGCCATCTTAGTGTGGTCGTGTTCTTTGAATTGATACTGCTCCCTTGGTTGAGTGTCTTCGACGAGTGACTTGAGGTACGTTTCCGGTACCTCAACCACCTCGATTCTTCCAAGGGTTGAGCTAGGTCTTGTTGTAGGTTTTCGGACCTTGTTGGTCTGCCTCTTTTGACTAGAACGTGACTCGACTGACTCTGCATCCGAAGACGCATCATCAGGTTTTGTCGTCGGTTTCCTCTTGTACAGAGTGAACTTGACAGGTTTTGTCTCCTCCTCAGCCACTCGAGCCAGCTCGCTAAGGAAGTCGTGATGTGGTGTGTCCATCATGTCGACTGCTCTTAGGATCTCCGCGCCAAACTCCTCTTCGGTCCTCGTTACGGACCTCCAAGGGCGGGATTTCCACCAGAGAGAAATGGGTACTGCTGATATCGTTGATACTGCTGTTGTTACTAATGCTACTTCGATTATCATATGTTG